TATCGCTGCCACAATACGTTGCTTTACTTCATTTGTTATTTCCATTTGAATGCTGTTTTAAATTCGTTCTAACGTCGTTAATTATATCTTGGCTACTGCATCATGCTCGAAGGCACTGATGTCCATATAGGCTGAGTAATCTTCTTCCTCGGCTTGGGTAGGAAGGGGAACGGCTTCCGCCTGTACCTCTGTTATCAGCTTTGCTTCCTCTTTGGCAAGGATGCCCACACGCTTGATCTTGCCGTCCTTCATCATCTTGTCGAATTGAGCTACATACTTGGACTGTTCGGTATAGGCTGCCTTGTCGTACTCGGTCTGCTCGGCTGTATTCTCATTGTAACGGGCTACGGGCTTGCAGGTGGCGATATATCGTCCGTTCTGGTAGATATATACCTCGTTGATGGTTCCGTCGGCATCGGGCAGATAATAGGCATCTACCTTGTAGTTCCTCGGCTCCAACTTTTCGATGATTTCCGGGCTGGGCAGTCCGTATTGGTTGTACATCACCGTGCAGTAGGTGTTCTGCCGGATGGTTGTTTCGGTATGCTGCCCGATGAACCGGTAAAGAACGGCCTTGTCCCAAGGTGCAAGGTTCGGGTTCTGATGGGCGCAAAGCACATCCCATCGGCTCATGCCCGGATAGCGCTTTTGGTTGGGGTGAGGCTGCGCGTTGAAGGTTTGGATGGCGCGTATATCATCGGCTACCAGTTCTTCATAGCTGTAGGCCTTCACCTTGTAGGTGTTGTTCTTTTCGTCATACACCTTCTCTTCCTTCGGGCGGTTGGCTTCCAGCTTGGCCCACCAGCGACCGATACCTACCTGCGTGCGTTTCTCCACGCCGTACTTCTTTTCGCGGTTCTTGTGCTCGGCACGTTTTTCACGCGAGTTCCCGGGGTTACACCAGCGTATCAAGGGGAAGACGGTACCAGCTTGCATCAAGCCGTCGGCAAAGTCACTTACCAGGTGGTGTTCCACTTCCAGCTCGGCGGGGATATACATGCCGTTCCGGTCCAGAGTCTGGAACATGTTTCGCATGCAGTCCAAAAACAACTCGGTAGTCTTGTACCGGTTGTAGGCATATCCTACCACAGCGCCGCTCACCACATCGTAGGCATAATAGGCTTTCACACGGTTGCCATCCTTCATCGGGCGAGGCAGGTCGCGGTCATCAAGGCTCACCTTGCTCAATGAGAACTCACCGATGCAGCGCAGATGGTAGGGGCGGTAGGCGTTGTTGAAATCCCATTGGCTCATGTGAAGCTTGGCTCTAAGGGCCTTGTTTTTGGGGTTGTTAAGGTAGTTGGCTACCGTGGCCGGACTTAACACCAGCGGATTTCCATCCTTGTCGGTAAAGTCTGCTGGGTTCAATACCTCGCCGGTTTCGGGGTCATACAGTTCCAAATCACCTTGTACAAACATATTGTACTGCTCCCACACGGTGGTATTGAAGGGCTGCTCCGGCTGGGCATCGATGCTCAGCAGCAGGCGCTCAATGTCGTAGGTCACTTTCCGGCGGTTCTGGTTCATGAACTTGCGGCTGATAAGACTTTCATAGCCGTTGGCTTTAAAATCATTCACACGCTTCTTGAAGCGGTTAGAACTCACAGGCAAGGTGTGGCCGAACTCTGCTTGATAATAACTGATGGCTCCTGCCAGCTCACCCCAGTTCACCGGACCGGCCTTCATGGCCTTACGCATAAAGGTGGCATCCTCCATGGCACGCATCACAGCTTCAATCACCGAAGCGTTCACCGTATATTCCTGGATGTGTTCCGGCGGAAGGGCATCACCGTTGTCAAAGCGGAATCGGGTGTAGAACTCCCGGGCTTTCGCATCGATGTGGTAATGGCTGCCGAGCCAATTTCTTATAACGTCCTCTTTCATGTCTCCGTATTTTAGTTTTATCCTTTCCTGAAACCGCAGTGGCATGGTCGCTATCTCTACCAGTGCATAGCTTCCAAGCCCCTTGCCGGGTCGCACTACGTTGATTTCTTTCTTGGCCGCTAATTTCTTGTAATTGGGTACCGACAGGATGGGAGCAAGTTCTTCTTCGGAAAGAGTGGAAGGATGAACGCCTTTCAGCGTGCGGCTTCTGCTGTAGTCAGCCTTCCCGTTCACCATCACCGGTCGGTCGTCGTAGGTCAGGTCATTGTAGGATATGCACAATATCTTTCCATAATACTCCATTTCATTTCTGTTTATAAGGCGGCTGCCATCTGTTGGGTCTCGTGCTGCAGCTGCATGAAGTCTGATACAAACTCACATTGGTAGGTTTCGGTCCGTTTTCCGTCCACGTACACGTCCACATCGTTGGTCTTCCGGTGGACTACCAGTTTTACACGGGGACCGAAGGTGCAGGTCATGGTTTTCTCGCACTCTTCAAAGGTGGTTTCGCAGTTCGGGATGAAGTTCCCGTCGGTCAGTTTACCGCCTCGCTTCAGGGCAAGAGTGCGTATCCGTCGCGCCTGGTCGCTGTCACGGACAAAATTCAGTGCCTGCCACACAGCCTGACGGCTGCATCCGAATGTCTTCATCAGGAAGGTCTT